CCGTCCGGAGACCGTGGCGGCGCCCTCTTCGCGCGTCTCCAGGTTTCACCATTTCGGTCAGGGGGCCCCAAGTGAGCACGGCCGCGGCGCCCTGGCGCTCCCGCATCACCGGCTCGGGCTCCGAGGACCCGGCGCAGCTGCTCGCCAACCCGCGCAACTGGCGCACGCACCCGGCGGCCCAGCGCATGGCGCTCCGCGGCGCGCTCGAGACCGTCGGCTGGGTCCAGCAGGTGCTCGTCAACACGGTCACCGGCCACGTCGTCGACGGGCACGCCCGGGTCGAGGAGGCGGTCAGCCGGGGCGAGCCGTCCGTCCCCGTGCTCTACGTCGAGCTCGCCCCCGAGGAGGAGGCGCTGGTCCTGGCGACCCTCGACCCGATCGGCGCGATGGCCGAGGCGGCGGGCGACCGCCTCGAGTCCCTCCTGGCCGAGGTGAGGGTCGACGACCCCGGCCTCAAGGCGCTGCTCGGCAGCCTCGCCGGCGGCATCCCGAATGCCGGCAGGGTCGACCCCGACGAGACGCCGGACCCGGCCGACGAGCCCTGGGTCAGGCGCGGCGACCTGTTCATCCTCGGCGACCACCGGATCCTCTGCGGCGACAGCCTCGACCCGGCCGACGTCGCCCGCCTGCTCGACGGCGCGAGGCCGCGGCTCCTGGTGACCGACCCGCCCTACGGCGTCGAGCTCCACATGGAGTGGCGCGACGACCTCATGACCTCGGCCGCGCCGGCCGAGAAGTCGTACATGCAGGTCGCCTACGACGTCGACCGGGGACGGGGGCGCGGCGGCGGGGGGTCGGCGCACGCGGCGACCAGCATCTCGGGCGACACCCGGGCCGACTGGTCCGAGGCCTTCGCGCTGGTGCCGAGCCTCGAGGTCGCCTACGTCTGGCACGCCGACCGGAACGTCCTGCCGGTCGCCCGGGGGCTCGAGGCGATCGGCTTCGAGCACCGCCAGACCATCGTCTGGGTCAAGCCCTACGGCGTGATCAGCCGGACGCACTACAACTACCAGCACGAGCCGTGCTGGTACGGCGTCAGGAGGGGCTGCACCGCGGGCTGGCAGGGCGACACGAGGCAGACCACCGTCTGGGAGGCCGCCTCCCCCAAGATGATGATGAGCCGCGGCGCGGGCGCCGAGGAGAAGTTCGACCACCCGACGCAGAAGCCCGCCGAGTGCATGCGGCGCCCGATCCAGAACCACAGGGGCGACGTCTACGAGCCCTTCTCGGGCTCCGGCACCACCCTCGTCGCCGCCGAGCAGCTGGGCCGCCGCTGCCTCGCGATGGAGCTCGACCCGAGGTACGTCCAGGTCGCGGTCGAGCGGTGGCAGGCGTTCACCGGCCGGGAGGCCGTCCGTGGGTAGGCGCGGCCCGGCCCCGACCCCCACCCGGCTGCGCCTCGTCAACGGCTCCGCCGCGAGGCACCCCGAGCGCGTGAACCGCAATGAGCCCCGGCCGCGGAACGCCCCGCCGCGGGTGCCGGGGGACCTCGACCCGGCCGCCCGCGCGGTCTGGCGCCGGGTCATGCGCGAGCAGGCGCCCGGCGTCATCCTCGCGGCCCACGCCGACGTGCTCCGCGTCTACTGCGAGTGCGTCGCACGCTACGGGGCGTGGTCGCGGCTGCTCGCCCAGTCCGGCCCGCTCATCCGCGGCGCCCGCGGCGGCGAGCTCGTCAGGAACCCGCTCGCGGGCATGGTCCGCGACCAGGCGGACCAGGTGCGCATGCTCGCCCGCGAGCTCGGCCTCACGCCTTCGGCGCTGGCCGGGATGGGGGCGGCCGACGTCCGCGCCGACCCGTTCGACGAGTTCCTCAGGAGGGCCGCGCCTTGACGGCGACGAGGACCCCGACGTCCGCGAGTGCGAGTGGGCGGACGGCGGGGAGGGGTACTCGCCCCCGGCGCGATGGACAGGGGCCGGCCGGGACGCCCGACCCCGTCCGCGCCTACGCCCTCGACGTCGTCGCCGGCCGCGTCGTCGCCGGCGGGCTCGTCCGCCAGGCGTGCCGCCGCCACCTCGACGACCTCGAGCGCGGCCACCGCCGCGGCCTCGCGTGGCGCCAGGACCGGGCCGACTTCGCCCTCGGCGTGTTCGGCTTCCTCAAGCTCCCCGACGGCCGCCCGTTCACCCTCCAGCCGGCCCAGCAGTTCATCGTCGGCTCGCTGTTCGGCTGGCACCTCGCCGACGGCTCGCGCCGCTTCCGGACCGCGTACGTCGAGATGGGCAAGGGCAACGGCAAGACGCCCATGGCGGCCGGCATCGGCGTCATCGGGGCCCTCGAGCGGCAGGCTGCCGAGGTCTACACGGCCGGCGTGACCCGGGACCAGGCGAACTACCTGCTCGACGACGCCCGCCGGCTCATCGAGGCGTCGCCCGCCCTCAGCTCGCGCTTCGAGGTCGGCGCCCACAACCTCGCGATCCCGTCCACCGGCTCCTACATCCGCCCGGTGAGCTCCGAGGCGCGCTCGCTCGACCAGAAGCGCGTCCACATGGCGCTGGTCGACGAGGTCCACGAGCACGCGAGCCCGCTGGTCGTCGAGAAGATGCGCGCGGGAACCAAGGGCGACGACTCGGCGCTGATCCTCGAGATCACCAACAGCGGGTACGACCGCAACTCGGTCTGCTGGCAGCACCACCTGTACAGCACCCTGGTCCTCGCCGGCGTCCTCGAGAACGACGAGTGGTTCGCCTACGTGGCCGCCCTCGACGAGGGCGACGACTGGACCGACGAGGCGGTCTGGCCGAAGGCGAACCCGCTGCTCGACGTCACCGTCACGCGCCGCTACCTCCGCGGCCAGGTCCAGGAGGCGCTCGGCATGCCGGCCAAGCAGGCGCTCGTCCAGCGGCTCAACTTCTGCGTCTGGACCGAGGCCAGCGCCGGCGCGGTCGAGATGGCCCGCTGGGACGCCTGCTCGGAGGCGCCGCGGACCGCCGCCGGGGACGAGTGCTGGGGAGGCCTCGACATGTCGACCACCACGGACCTCTCGGCGTTCGTCCTGCTCCACGAGGGCGGCGACGGGTTCACGGACGTCAAGGCGTGGTTCTGGTGCCCGGCCGAGGGCATCGCCCTGCGCAGCCGCCGCGACCGCGTCCCCTACGAGCAGTGGGCCCGCGAGGGGTGGATCACGGCCACCCCCGGCAACGTCGTCGACTACGACCGCGTCCGCGAGGACCTCCGGCGGATCGCCGACGACTACCGGGTCCGCGAGCTCGGCTACGACCGCTGGAACGCCACGCAGCTGGTCACGCAGCTCATGTCCGACGGCGCGGTGATGGTCCCTGTCGGCCAGGGCTACGCGAGCCTGTCCGCGCCGTTCAAGGAGTGGCTCGGCCGGATCGCCGCGGGGCGCGTCCGCCACGGCGGCAACCCGGTCCTCCGCTGGATGGCCGCCAACCTGGTGGCCGAGATGGACCCCGCGGGGAACATCAAGCCGTCCAAGTCGAAGTCCACCGAGCGGATCGACGGCCAGGCGGCCGCGGTCACGGCGCTCTCGCGCCTCATCGCCCCGCACGAGCCGGAGCCGGCGGTGCCGGGCATCCTCGCCTACTACCGGGAGCTCGCCGCGCGGGTGAAGGCGGCGCCCCCCGCGGCGCCCCGGTCCCCGGTCCTCGGCGCCCACGAGACGCGGCCGTGACCGAGCCGCTCGGGGCCGCAGGCCCCGCCGACGGCGACGGCGCGCCGGGCCCGGGGCTCGGGCCGTCCTTCCGGGACCTGGCGATCTCGGTCTACCGCGAAGCGAATTCGAACGGCGACGCCGCGTGGGCGAACGCGACCGAGGAGGAGCGGGCGGCTGCGGTCGCCGGCCGCATCGTGCTGGTCGCGGGCGAGGCGCAGGCGCTCGAGGCGCGCGGCTATACGGGCCCGGGCGCCCGGGCGCGCTACGAGGCCGACTGGCTGGCGGTCATGGATCGGCCGGCCGAAGCGGCTGCTGGGGCGGGCCGTGGCGGGCCCGACACCGCGTTCCAGGCTGCTGCGCCGACGTTCCCCGAGCCGGAGGACCGCGGCACTGCGGCCCTCTCGGCACTGGGCGAGGTGGAGTACGTCGCCGACCTGGTCCGGCCCGGGCGGATCGTCGTCGTCGCCGCTGAGGAGGGCGCCGGCAAGTCCTACGCGATCGGGGGCGAACTCGCCATCCGCGTGGCCGTTGCCGGCGGATCGTTCGCCGGCACGTGGCCCGTCCGGCAGACCGGCCCGGTTCTCTACCTCTCCGAGATGCACGCGGATGACGACTTCGGACGGGAGGCAACCGTCCTCGCCTCGCTCGGACTTGATCGTGCGGCACTGGCCGGCCGCTACTACCGTGCACCGCTCATGACCGCGGCCGGCGGCCGGCCGGCGCTGACGGTGCCTGAGTGGCGCGCCTGGATCACCGGATGGCTCCGCGACCACGACGCGCTCCTCCTGATCGTCGACACG